GATATAAAACAATATCTAAAAAGAATAGCAATAGCTTTAGAATCAATAGAAAAACAATTAAATAAATAACAATGGCAGAAAGCATTTTAGTAATAGCTGACTCAGGGTCAGGTAAATCTACCTCTGGTAGAAATTTAGATTCAAAAGAAACATTTTGGATCAATATTGCAAATAAACCTTTACCTTTTAAAGGTTGGAAATCTAAATATACATTGATTAGCAAAGATAATCCCAAAGGTAATATGACAAATGCGTCATCAGCTCATGGTATTATGAAAGCTATACAGCATGTTAATGATAAAATGCCTCATATAACTAATTTAGTTATTGATGATTGGCAGTATATGTCCGCTTTTGAATATTTTGATAGAGCAAATGAAAAAGGATATGATAAATTCACCTCAATCGCTTCTAACCTAGCTCAGGTTGCAAAAATGCCTAAAGATTTGAGAGATGACTTATTTTGTTTTTTTCTAACTCATTCAGAAGAATCAACTGATGTAAACGGGCACAGAAAAGTTAAAGCAAAAACTGTTGGTAAAATGATAGATAATGCATTAACTTTGGAGGGCTTATTTTCTATTGTACTTTTTGGTAAAGTAATAAAAGAAGAAGACGGGACTCTCAGATATGGATTTGAAACACAGACTAATGGTGAAAACACATGTAAGTCACCAATGGGAATGTTTGAAGAATTCTTTATAGAAAATGATTTGCAATATGTAAAAGATTGCATCATTGAGTATAGTAAATAAATAATAATTAATTAATTAAAAAAGAGTATGTTAAGTACAAAAGACATGAGTGCCGGTTCAGGCAAAGCAAGACCTGTTATCGGAGTAGGTAATCAAAAATTAAAAATTAACAGCATTACATTTGATCAAACACCTTATGATAAAGATGCATATAATGTAGTATTACATATAGAGTCAGAACCAGTAGGTGGAGATTTTGAAGGGTTTCTTGTAGATCCCACTGATGCAAACGGACCTAGATATAAAGGTCAAGTTGGTAGGATTAGATTAAGTCCATATCCGTTTAAAGATGCTACTTTACCAAGTGGTAGAGAAGTAAAAAGAGATACAGAAGTTCTTAAATCTATGATTTATTTATCTGAAGTACTCGGTAAGCGTGATGATTTGGATATGATTGAAGCTAACACTGTTGAAGAATTTATGAAATCTGCAGATTCAGTTTTATCTGGAGATACATTCATAAATGCATGTGTTGGTGGTAGAGAATGGGAAAATAAAGAAGGTTATGTTAACTATGATTTATTTTTACCAAGAAATTCTAAAGACGGAGTTTCATTAGAAGCTTTGGATGTAGAAAATTCAAGATTGTATAAGTTTTCAAAAGAGGATCATGTAAGAGAGTTAAAGAAAACTAAAACTACATCAAGTTTTGAACCTGCTAGTTCTAATACAGGGGATGACTTTGATCTATAAAATCTTTTTCCTGCGTGCGCGGGTGTTTTTATGTAAAACATAACAAGCAAGTAGTTTTAGTAGGCCTAAATCACTAATTCAGGGGGACTGTTTGGCGTGTCCCCTCTACTTTTTTATTAATCTTAAATTTTTTATTATGAAAAAGTTATTTTTAAGTTTTATTGCAGTAAGTGCGTTAACTCTTATGTCTTGTAACAAAGGAGAATGCACAGCAGAAGCAGAAGCTTCAGAAAGTTCTAGTGTAGAAGAAGCACCAGCTGAAGAACCAGCTGTAGAAGCTGATTCATTATCTATAGAAACTGCAGAATAGTTTAAGGTTTAAAATTGCCGGTCTTGTGCCGGCAATTTTTTTTAAATTTGAAATATGATTAGTACAAAAAACTTAGTTGCAAACGAATCATCTGTTCCTAGCTATTGGGTTTTTCAGTATTATTTAAAACTCAATGAACATCTCAGTGGACAGGATATAAAAATAAAGTCTATTTGGAATCCTTCAGAACGTACAGCTAGTCTATGCATATATGTAGATAAAATGAAACGTTGCTACATGTATAAAGACTTTTCAACTGGTAAAGGTGGTAACAAGATCAATCTTATTCAAGATATATTTGATCTTAACTATGCCAATGCAGTTGAAAAGATGATCAATGACTATAATAAATTTGTAGCACAAAATGGATCAGTTAAAATAGAATTTAAACCTCAACCTAAATGGGAAGTTGAACTAGTAAAGACACGGTCCTGGAACCAGGATGATGCAGCTTACTGGTTACAATACAGGATTGGTAGCTCTATGCTATCTAAATATAATGTTAGACCTATTGATTACTATAATTTAGTAAAGTCTAACAATGGGACCGTGGAAAAAAAGACTATACGTGGTAAGAACATGTATGGTTATTATAATAAACATGGTCAGATATTTAAAATCTATCAGCCTCTTCGTGATGGCTTTAAGTTTTATAAAATAGAATCTTATATTCAAGGTTTAGATCAGTTGGAGTATAAGCAGCCTTATTTAGTTATTGCTTCTTCATTAAAGGATGTGATGTCTCTAGCCGGATTTGGTTATAATCTTGAGATCATTGCTCCAGATAGTGAGAATACTTTGATTAAACCTTATATAATTGAAAACCTAAAGAGTAAATACAAAAAAGTAATAACTTTATTTGATAATGATGATGCAGGTAAAAAAGCAATTGCTGTTTATAAAAAGAATTATGATATAAATGGTTGTGCTTTAGATCTAGCAAAAGATATATCAGATGCAGTAAAAGAGCATGGCTTTGATAAAGCACATGCTAATTTAAAACCTCTCCTCAAGGAGACTATACATAAATAATATGGCTAAATATTTTATACCAGGTAATGTACCTAGCAGTAAAAATGGAAGAAGATGGACAGGCAAGTACTTCATATCTAGTAAAACAGTTATGAAATATAGAAAGGATACAAAATCCTTTTATCAAAAATATGCTCCGCAGTTTCAAAAAGAACTAAAGAAGCATAAACTACCAGTCAAAATTGCTTTCACTTTTATTCGTGGTACTAAACATAAGTTTGATTACATAAATCCTGCGCAGACAGTGCAAGATGATATGGTAACACATGGTTGGATAGAAGATGATAATATGGAATTTATTGTCCCTGTATTTAAACCATACCAATATGATAAAGAAAAGCCAGGAGTAATAATTGAAATTATAAATTATGGCAAAAGAACAAGAACCAATGGAACTTCTTCCAATAATAAGCAAATTGATGGATCAGGGAATAGCAAAGGTAATAGCTAACTTTGATGGTCAGGGTGATTCTGGAGAAGTTTATGATATAGATTTCTATGATATTGAGAATGAACTAATAGACTATAAAGCAAGTGCACAATTGGAAGATTATGTATATTCTTTAGTTGAAGATTGTGTTAATAGCTATGGTGGAGATTGGGTAAACAATGATGGCGGATATGGCAGTGTAACAATTAATGTAAAAGATAAATCAATTAATGCCCATTACAATCAGAGAACTGTAGATGAATATGGATGGAGCAGTTTAATATTTGATGATTAATGGCTCATCCTTCTTTGCATGCTAAATCCTCAGTAAAAAAGTGGGGTGGCATTCCAGAAGATTACATTAAAATACATGAGTGGTTTGATGAAACTAAAAAGTGGATAGGACATTCTATGCATAGATTATATCGTCACCACAGTGAAGGTATATTTGAATGTGAAATAATCTTTGGTAAATCATTTATTAATTCTGACGGTAAAACCGTGTATACAAGATATGTTGGAGAACAACATGTCAAAGAAGATTGCAATAATTACATCCCATCTGCAAAAGAATGGATTGTTCATATGAACAAAAAAGAAAAGCCAGATTGGATGAGAAAAACCTTAAAAATAGAGGACTAATGGATACAAAAGAAATATTAAAAATAGATTTAGAGGTATTTAATAATTTATCTAGGATGCTTAACTCTTCAAATAAAGAAGATATTGAGATGGCCTTGGAGACAATTAAAAACTTAAACCCTGAGCAAGAGATTATAAGACTCATTCTTAAAAAAACTTCATATGGTGGCAGGCGCTATCTTATAGAGATGCTTGATCAGAGCTATTGGAGTTATAAAGATCTCACAATGCAAGAGATATATAATAGTATATCAAAGTTAGAAAGCAATAATATAGAAAACATAAAA